GGATTACAGAAGCAGATTTGGGTGGCGTTGCAATGATGATGACTTATGCAGGCCTTATGGATAATTCAGATCAACATGATCCGATGATTGTTAAGTGGGGCGCTGAACTTACAAAGTTGATGGACAAGTACGGCCTCACATTGTTTGGGCGCAATGATAAGCCAAGTGTTGTTGATGAGGTGAACCCAATTGACATCATTAAAGCTGGTCGGATCACCCACGCCTCGAATATCGACCTTTCAAACGACAAACCAAACTAAAGGTCAAGAAGTAATTGATCTAGCTGAGGCAATTGGTATGCCAATGATGCCTTGGCAAAAATATGTCATTCTTGATGCTTGCAAACTTAAAGATGATGGCGAATTTTTGGCGCGTACTTGTGCATTGTTAATTTCACGCCAAAACGGAAAAACGACACTTCTTAAATTTAGGATTCTTGCCGGGATGTTTTTGTGGGATGAAAAGTTGCAATTAGCTGCAGCGCAAAACAGAGACATTGCTTTGGAAGTATTTCGAAGTGTGGCAGAAATCATTGATGGTCATGATTGGTTAAGACGTAAAGTTAAAGCAGTAACTAGGGCAAATGGTCGAGAAGAAATTGAAACCCTTTCAGGTTGTCGATACAAAATTATTGCTGCAACACCTGGAAGTGCAAGAGGATTGAGCGCAAATACAATTTATATCGATGAGGCTCGAATGCACAAAACAACAGATGCTTTTGCAGCTCTTGCTTACACAATGCAAGCAGCAAAGAATCCTCAAATGTGGATTACCTCAAACGCTGGTGACATTCACTCAGTGCTTTTAAATCAAATACGCCAAAGGGCTATGAACAAAATTGAAAACAACACAGATGACGACATTGCCTACTGGGAATGGTCGGCTCAACCTGGATTAAAACTTGCTGATCGTAAAGGATGGGTTCAAGCAAACCCTGCACTTGGTCACACAATTACAGAAGATATTTTGCAAGCCAGAATGAACGATGATCCTGTTGTAATCCAAACAGAAATGCTTTGCCAGTGGACGTCCACTTTCTCGTCACCTTGGTCACCAGGACATTTCAATGCTTGTCAACAATCAGACCTTAAACTTACAGCTGATAGACCAACTTGGATTGGTGTTGAAATATCACCAGACAGAACATCATTTGCAATAGTCGGATCACAAATACTTGATGACGGATCAATAGGAATTGGCCTAATGGATATGGAAGATACAACAGAACCAATTGATGATCTTAGAATTGCCGACAGAATCGCACAATGGTCAAACAAATACCAAACTGAATCGATACTATTAAACAAATTTAGTGGCGACTCGGTAGCTGCAAAGTTACGCTTGGCGAGCGTACATGCAGAAATCATCTCAGGCTCAAAGTATTACCAGGCTTGTGATGAAACCCTAGGTGCAATGGCAGGAGCACGCATAACCCATGCAGGTCAGCCGGAACTGACTGCTTCTGTCAATGCATGTGTAAAGAAAACAACTGAATCAGGTGGTTGGTACATTTCAAGACGAAAAGATGCAGTTGCAGCAATTGCAATGGTGTTAGCAATTCATAAAGCAATGGAACGCAACAGTTCCAACGAATTTGGTGTTCTAGTCTCTTAAATTAACACGCCCACATCTCGGACAGTGTATGATTGTATTAACTTCTATGAGATAATCAAGGACTATGGGAATTTACTCAAAATACTTTAAACCACAACTTACAGCTGCAATTGCACCTTACACATTCCCAGATAAACCACTTTCAGTTTGGGCACCAGGCTTTGATGGTGTCACATCAACATTTGTCACAAGACGCGAAGCACTAAGTGTTCCAGCATGTGCAAGAGGTCGAAACATTATTGTTGGAACTGCTGCAAGTTTAGAATTACATGTTAAAAGAAAATTTGATAAATCAAGAATTGAACCAACTCCAACAATTATTTCAAATCCGGACAAGAATATGCCAACTGCTGTTGTCTACGGAATGACTGCTGAAAATCTTTTGTTTCATGGGGTTGCATACTGGCAAATTAAAGAAATTGATCCTGCAACTGGCAGACCATCACAAATCAGATGGATTGATGCACCAAGAGTTTCACAAGTACTTGATTCAACCGGTGAAATAGTTATCGGTTACCAACTTGAAGCACAAAGACTTCCAGATAATGGCATCGGCTCACTAATTCAATTTACTGGCATTGATCCAGATGGTGTTTTGAATCGTGGTGGTAGAACACTTCGCACAGCAGCAGCTCTTGAAAGAGCAGTGTTTAATTACGCTGAAACACCAACACCAAGTGTTGTATTAAAAGCAAATGTTCCAATGGATTCAAATAAAGCAACAGCAATTCTTACTGCCTGGAAACAAGCAAGACAAACAAAAGGAACTGCATTCCTTTCAGACAATGTTGATATGCAATCAGTTGGATTCAACGCAGCTGATCTTCAGTTGACGGAAGCGAGAGAGTACCTCGCGAAAGAGATAGCCAGATTGATGAATATTCCTGCATATTATTTGGATGCATCAACTAACACAATGACTTACTCAAATGTTACAGCTGAACGCAGAGCCCTTTTGGATTTCTCACTTCGCCCATTGTTAACAGCAATCGAACAAAGATTGTCAATGGATGACATTACAGTTTCAACACAATATGTTGAATATGACTTGGATGACTTCTTGCGAGGTAATCCATTGGAAAGAGCAGATGTTTATTCCAAGTTAATTCCACTTGGCGTATTAACAGTTGAAGAAGCCCGAGAAGAAGAAGATTTGGTGAGATAATGGAAATTAAATTTCAAAGCGATATATTAACAGCAAACACATCCAAACGAGAAATTACTGGAATTATTGTTCCATTTGGAAAACCTGGCTTGACAAACTTTGGCAAAGTAATATTTGAACAAGGTTCACTTAAACTTGGTGAAGATGTGAAATTGTATGAAGATCATGACATGAACAAAGTTCGTGGCAGAATGATTGATCATGAAGTCACCCCGATTGGTATCATAGGAAAATTTAAAGTGGCTAGAACATCAGCTGGTGATGATGTGTTAGCACTTGCACAAGATGGGTTAAAATCCGGATTGTCAATTGGCGCAAGCATTGATCAATACGAAAACAAAGAAGATGAAATTTATGTGACAGCAGCATCAATTTTGGAAGTGTCAATTGTAGACACTCCAGCATTTGCTGATGCACAAATAACAGATGTCGCTGCTCAAGAAGCAGACGAAACAGAAGTCACTGCAATCAGCGCAAGTGATGAACAAACAAACCAAACCGAAAGCGAGGTCACTTCAATGGGAAATCCAGAAGAAGTTACTCCAGTGGTCGAAGCTGCGCCAGAAGTTGCAGTGGAAGCCTCTAAAGCAGTATCAGCACCAGTTGCTTATGCAAAACCACGCGTGAACACAAACATCACAGCTGGCGAATATGCAAAAGCACAATTCAATGCATTACAAGGCAGCTCAGATGCACGCGATTTAGTTGCAGCAATTGATGCAGCAACAACAACCGAAAACATCGGAGTTGTACCACCAAGTTACCTACGCGATTTGATCGGCATCATTGATAACTCAATGCCATTTGCTGATTCATTAGAGCAAGGTGTATTACCAGCATCAGGAATGAAATTTTACCGACCAGTCCTTGGTGTTCAGGCTACAACTGCCGTAACAGCAGAAGCAGTTGAATTTGATTCAACTGATACAACAATCACTTCAAAAGAAATTGATGTTGTTAAAATTGCTGGCGCAAACAAAGTATCTGTTGAACTCCTTGACAGATCAGACCCAAGTTACCTAGACACCCTCTTGAGGGAACTAGCTGCGAACTGGGCTCAAAAAGCAGATGCTTATGCATTCTCTATTGCATTAGCAGCACCAGGAAGTTCATCTGGCGCAACACTTTACGCAGCAATTGCTGATGGTATTGCAGATTCATACGCAGTACTTCGCAAAACTCCAAACAGATTCCTTGCAGACACAGGAAACTTTGCAGAGTTACTTGCAGCAGTAGATGGTTCACA